TGGTATCAGAGCTTCGGCTCTACGTTAGTCTACATGGCTAGTTTCTAATTTACCTGTGAGGTTGTGCCATAAAGCCTAACCCGAGGTTCAAACCCAGCTGATCGTCAGACCTTCGGTCTGAGGTTGTAGTGTTTTCCGACGATTGTCATAGTCCGAACTCCGGAAAAGCTTTCTCCTTACGGTATCATAAGGAGGTTGCTGTTTGAAACGTTAGGAGTTGCAGAGTTGCAAAAGGATCAGGCAGCCCGAGAGCCGTTAGCCGTGGGAGGCGCCGAGGCGAATAGTGGTGTCCCTGATATGAGCAAGGTGAGCAACGAGAAACGAGTATCTAGAGCAGTAGCCAACACCGGCCGGAGAATAGTAAAGTAACGACTCAAGACGTGACAGTCTATATGCGGAAACACACAGCCTTAGAATTTGAAGAGAAGGCTGAAGCTTGGGAGAGAACTGAAAGGGCGGCGAGGCACGACTTCGTTTTTAGAAACTTGAAGACTTACCCCCGGTACGATACCAACCAGAGGTTTCCCAGTTGCGAGATCCCTTGTTATCACTACAATACTGGCGCGGGAACGAAAGTTTGCCACGCAACAATCTCCAAAGAAGGCGGAAACCAGCACTTTGTGCTTAACAGTCTGTTTGACTTAGAAGTCACTCAGATTCATAACCAAGCAGTCATCCACGACTGTTTGACCCAGTTTATACAGTACTCCATCTACAAGAGAAGGAAGAAACTCAGGAAGAGTAGACTTCCAACGATCCCGGAGGAGCGGCCTTTGGCTACCTCTGAGGTCTTGAAGGTAGATCCGGAGCAGATCTCCCAGATCTCATCACAGCTCACCGCTGTGAAGGCAGATCTCCGAGAGATCAAGAGTCAGCAATCCCAGCTCAAGACGGGATTCAACCAGCTGAGAGATTCCATCCAGGAATTACTCTCCAGAGAATCGGAACCCAAACCGATTGAAGCAGCCACAGCTGAGGTGGCCGATCAGCTCAAGAAGCAGCTTAAGGAAGTTAAGGCTGTGCTTGAGGACACCAAGAAGATCGTCAGATCTTTGACCCCGGAGTAGATGAGCAGCTGGGAAGACACTTCCAGTAAGCAGATCTACAAGGACGCGTTAACCGCAACAAACACGCTCTACACCAACGGCATCGGCGAAGGGTTCGTCAAGCCAGCAGAGCTAACAGGGGGTCAGGTCACCGTAAAGGCGATCCGACAGAACAACACGCTCATCGAGCTAGTTGTTGGGATAAGTGCGAAGCTAGATAACGCTGCCGCACAACTAAGAAGCCTCGACAGGAGGATATCGGAGCTCGAAACAGCCATCCAGGCAAAGGAGGCTGTATCCTTACCGGAGAGTATAGTCGACGACCTCACCAAGGAGTTCGCCAAACTAGACGCCGGAACAGGAAGGAAGGCTCCTAAGATCGGGAAGAAAGGCAAGTTCTTCGTGTGGAAAGACCCGAAGAATGACGACCAGAACCCGAACAGAGCAAGTACCTCGCGCAACTAGCACCCGACCCAGTAGTCGCGGTGAGGCGTCGTCAACCCTAGACGACCAGATACGAGGGTACAGACAGACCGCCAGACTAAGACACAATGTCAGGCGAAGACTAAGGAGTTTATCTCCTGGTGGGTTCAGGAACACGCTAGAGCAGCAGCTTAGCCCTAATCAAGAGCTAGCACTAAGTAGAAGGAGACGAGCGAACCTCGTGCCAGCAGAAGTGCTCTACACCCACAACAACAATGAGGTAGTCAATAGAGTCTACCAGCACTACGAGGAGCGAAGCGCGCACGTAGTGGACAGACAGATGGACCTTCGGTTCATCGAGGAGGAGTCCTATCGCAGGCTAGTCGATGAGGGCTTACAGTTCATTCACCTTGGCATGGGGATGGTAAGGATCCACATGTTACACAGAAACTCGGCCGGGATTGAGGCCATGATAGTCTTCAGAGACACAAGGTGGACCGACGACAGGCAGGTGATAGCCAGCATGTCCGTCGATATGACACACGGATCACAGTTGGTATATGTGATTCCGGATGCGATGCTCTCCATCCATGATTTCTACAATCACATCCAGGTCAGCATACAGACCAGGGGATACAACGGAGGATGGACGGGTGGTGACTCTAACATGATAGTCACCAGGTCACTGATTGGTAGGTTAACCAACCAGAGCACGACCAACTTTGGTTACCAAATACAAGGAGTCACGGACTACCTCACAAGCCATGGAGTCTCTTGCATTCCAGGAGAACAATGGAGTGTAACCAACAGATCAGGAGAGTGGCGATTACAGCAATCATCCATTGCGCCACCGGAGCAGGTCCCTACGGAGGCTAGGCTAAGGCCAGGACCTAGAGGTGAAATCAGCATGAGGTTCACGAACTTCCGAGACCAGGCGGTTCGGGAGAGAGCGTTGGACGAAGATACCGACAGTGGTAGACCAGAAACAAGTGGGCGAGATGAAACAACGCCCTATGTTGGTGCGCTGAGATTCGATTTCAAAGGCAGGTCAAAACCACGAGAAGAGGAGTGCTTCGAAGTAGCAGCTCCAGACGTGCTTCAAAGCTGGATGCAACAGCTATCCAGAAGTCCACCAAGGCAGAATCGCTACCAAGGCCCTGAATGGGATACGCTAGGCGAGCCAAGTGGCAAGTATGACTACAAGGTCAGGTACTCAGCACCACCACCAACACCGTGGCCAAATAAGCCAACTGGTTGGGGGGATGAAGAAGAGGATCTTCCACCACCAAGATTTGACTCATTGTCAGAATCTTTTTCGGGGGGGGGGGAGATAGAACCTTTGGAGTACCACGAAAGCAGCGAAGACAGCTATGAAGAGGTCAGAAGGCGTGATATGGAAAATCACAACAACCTCATAGCAGAGGGATTCACCCAGGAACCTAGGTTCCCAGGCTTATACGCGCCAGCCAGGATAGAAGTGATCGAGGAAGATCACTATGAAGGTGACGCTAGTGAGCAAAGTCGGTCTGAGGAGGAGCCGGAATTCGACTATCCCCAGATAGCAGCAGTGGTGAACCAAAACAACGAACCCGAACTGGAATATCCGACAAAAAAATTCCAGGAGCTTATGGCTAAAATCAAAGGGTTCCAGAACCAGAAGGTGGAGATTGCCGCCATGAACGCTGAGTCTTCGGGATCAGGCGTAACATCGGGCAACTTTGTGCCACCAATAGCAACCACTGGTCCATCAGTATACCCGCCAGCTACGGGAACACATGGCACTAACATCGGGCCACAGGACCAAGGAGGTTGGGGAGGGCGTATGCCCAGGAGTAGAATGCCAGGAGGGTATGGTAGGCCTCAGAGGCCATGGACCTTGCCTTCAGCGCAGACCGAGAACGGCGTCATGCTAATCATTCCGGAGGATTTAACCCTCGCAGCAGATGCTATCAACAGATGGGAGTCAATCACCATCAACGTCGTCAGCAAACTTGCCTTCGACAACATGCAGGACAAAGTCGACTACGTCGAAAACCTGCTGGGTGAACGTGAAAAGGAAGTTTGGACCACTTGGAGAATGAAGTGGGAAGACGAGTACCGGCGGATGGTTGCCATTTCAGATGACACCAGAAATCTGACCGCCGCAATCAAAAGGGTGTTTGGGGTACATGACCCATTCACAGGAAGTACCTTCCTACAAAACCAGGCCTATGCGGACTTGGAGAGGTTAAGCTGCAAAAGAATGGAGGACGTGATGCCATTCCTATTCACGTACTATCAGCTGGCAGCAAAATCCGGTAGGATGTGGACAAACGAAGAGCTCTCCGATAAACTGTTTCGGAAGCTACCAGAGGCAGTAGGCCCCACAATAGAGAAAGCCTACAAAGAGCGCTACCCAGGGTTAGTAATCGGGGTAATGGCTCGGATCAACTTCATAATCGAGTACCTGCAGAACGTGTGCAAACAAGCAGCGTTACAGCGGAGTTTGAAGAATCTCAACTTCTGCCGAACAATGCCAGTGCCAGGGTACTACGAGAAGAAGAAGTATGGAGTGCGCAAGTCCACAACATACAAAGGTAAACCACATGACACTCATGTGAAGGTTATCAAGAACAAGGACAAGAACGCACCAGGGCGCAAGTGTAAATGCTACCTTTGCGGCATAGAAGGCCATTACGCAAGGGAATGCCCTAAGAAGACGGTACAGCCACAAAGGATGGCGTACTTCGAAGGTCTCGCTCTCGCGGATAATTGGGATGTTCTTTCTGTAGACGTCGGGGAAAGCGACAGCGAAGGAGTCTGCTCCATTTCTGAAGGAGAGACAGCAGGCAGGATGGATGAGCTAGCAGCGTTCAAAACACAGCTCCCCTACCCTGTAGAGTTCGAACAGGGCATGTTCGTTCTCACCATTGAGCACGTCACCGCTCCTGCAGTAGCCTCAGGATGGCGCAGGCGTACAGAGCTACGAGGTGACCAGAAGGTGTGTCCGCACCAATGGAGTGACGTCGCCGAGGTGTCACTAGAGGACAGATTCTGTTCTCTCTGCGGAGACAATACGCCAGTCGGCAGAAGGGTACATTGCACGACATGTAAGGCAAACCTGTGCCCAGTTTGCGCTTGGTTGGAGTTTGGCATCAGAATTGTAGCAGCCAAAACTGACGCCACCAAGTGGAACTACCTGAATAAGGATGAGTTGATCGCTCAGCTGTACGAGCACAACGCATTCCTCACTCACCAGAACAAAGCTCTGCAAGGTAGAATTGAGGAGTTAACAAAAGGCCGAAACAATGATCTCATCGATCTTTGTGAAGGTGATCCAGACCTCATGGCAGAGATTTGCGACGAGCTTTTCCGCAAGCCAGCTAGCGGAGAAACCTCGATTTTGCGGGGGAAGGAGAGGGTAAAACTCGAAATCCTGGAAGAAGAAGTCCGAGGATACAAAGAAGAGCAAGAGCTCAGGACCCCCCTACAAAAACTTTCTGAGGGTGCATCAACATCTTACAAGGCACCAGAAGAAAGCGATGAAGAAAGAGTCGGAGCACTCTTAGCTGAAGGAGAATTAGAGAAACTCGCTGCCGTTGCAGGAGAATCCTATTCTCGCATGCCTAAAGGTGGCCTAAACAAGCTGTATCACTTAAATGTGCAGTTTGTCATCCCCAAAGCTGAGGGTGGTCACGTTAGCTTCACAGTCGCGGCCATAATTGATACAGGGTGCACCTGTTGCTGTATAAACGGCGCGAAAGTTCCAGAAGAAGCTCAAGAGGAAGCCTCATATGCAATGACGTTCGCGGGCGTCAACTCGAGAGGCACAACAAGAAAGAAGATGAGGGCGGGAAAAATGGTCATCAGTGGGAATGATTTCTACACCCCCTACATCTCAGTCTTTGACATGGACCTCCCAGACATTGATATGCTGATAGGATGTAACTTCATCAAAGCCATGCAAGGAGGGATCAGGTTCGAAGGCACTGAAGTCACCATCTACAAGAAGGTGACCACAATCCAGACGACTCTGGAGCCTATCAAATTGGGCTATGCAGAGTTCGACCCTGACATCCAGGTGGAGCTTGAAAGGGCTTACTATGCCGCTCCAGTGTCAGAAGCGGAGCTGATAAAGCTCAGGGATCACAGGCTGCTCGCTGAATTAAAAGAGCAAGGCTTCATAGGCAACGACCCAATGTTGCACTGGGCAAAGAACCAGGTCAAGTGCAAGCTTGACATTATCAACCCGGATATCACCATCCAGGGCAAGCCGCCTAGCACAGCCACACCTGAGATCAAAGACCGCTACCAGCGTCACATAGATGCACTGCTATCCATTGGGGTCATCCGACCAAGCAAAAGCAGGCACCGAACAGCGGCATTCATCACCTATTCGGGCACTAGCGTGGACCCGAAGACTGGGGAAGAAATCAGAGGCAAAGAAAGGATGGTCTTCGACTATCGCGCTCTGAACAACAACACGCACAAGGACCAGTACACATTGCCTGGCATCAACTCGATCGTAGCAGCTGTTGGCAACGCCAAAATCTACAGCAAATTCGACTTGAAGGCTGGTTTCCACCAGGTCCTAATGGAAGAATCCTCTATCCCTTGGACAGCGTTCATCACGCCCGTAGGATTCTATGAATGGTTGGTAATGCCTTTCGGTATTGCTAACGCTCCAGCGGTTTTCCAGAGGAAAATGGATAACTGCTTCCACAAGCTGAGAGAGTTCGTCGCGGTTTATATCGACGACATCCTCGTCTTCAGCAATTCCCTGCAAGAACATGAGAGCCATTTACGGCAAATGCTGGAAGTTTGCAGGAAGAATGGGTTGGTGCTGTCACCAACAAAAATGAAGGTTGCTGTCACAACAGTAGAATTCCTAGGGGCCATCATCGGCAATGGGAAAATCAAGTTGCAGCCTCACATCGTCAAGAAGATTTCTGAAGTTGACGATGAATCCCTCAGAACCCTCAAAGGGTTAAGAAGCTGGTTGGGCATAATCAACTATGCCAGGAATTACATTCCTAACTGTGGAACTTTGCTTGGTCCACTTTACAGCAAAACTAGCGAAAATGGGGATCGAAGAATGAGTCCTCAGGACTGGAAGCTGGTCAGGAAGGTCAAAGAGCTCGTCAAGAGTCTGCCAGACTTAGAGCTACCACCAGCAGGAGCCTATGTGGTCATCGAAACAGACGGCTGCATGGAAGGATGGGGAGGAGTGTGCAAATGGAAGCACAAGAAAGGAGAATCTGCCTCAGCAGAGAAAGTCTGCGCATATGCAAGTGGCAAATTCCCGGCTATCAAATCCACCATCGATGCTGAGATGCATGGAGTAATGAACTCCCTGGAAAAATTCCAGATCTACTTCATGGACAAAGGTGAGGTCACCATCAGAACAGACTGCCAGGCCATAGTAGCGTTCTACGAAAAGCTCAACGCTAATAAACCTTCGAGGGTTCGCTGGCTTAACTTCTGTGACTACATCACCAATACAGGAGTCAAGGTCGTCTTCGAGCACATCAAAGGGAAGGACAACGTCCTAGCAGACACGCTCAGCCGACTCACACAGACCTTAGCTGCGGTTCGGGAGATGCCCGCAGAACAGGAAGAGATCCTCAGACAGGCTCTCAACAATACTGAGGTCCAGCCCAAGGAACGAAGGATCCTCATGGATCACATCTGTGGAATGCTGGAAGCCCAGGCCCAAAAGGCCAGTCTCCACCAACATGGGCTTAGCCCATGATCTATCTGATAATGGAAGCTGACGCACCGGATGACTTCACCATAAATGATTCGTCATCGCTTACGCCATCAGCTCTATTATTGCTTTACTTTTGTAAGTGCGCCTGTAGTGCGCTGAGTCAGGGAATCTTATCCCTTATGTCCTTTAGCCACACTTTCGGTGGTAGTGGATGCTTTTAGTACAAGCATTATTGTAAAAGCTAAGCTTTTGAGCTGTCGATGGGGCCCAATGAGCACCCGAGCTTCAAAACCTTATCTTCTACTCCCTATATATGGAGTCTTAGGTAGAAGGAGCAAGGCATCGAATAGCTTTCATCGAATGTCTTTCCCTTCCTTGTAAGCATTATTCCTCAATAAACAAATCTTCCGCAATACTCTGTTTCCTTTCTTTAGTTCTTTACTGTTACCTAGCCAGTCAGTAGAGAAGATCCAGGAAAATTTTATTTTTCCGGGACCATTT